GTCCGCGTCAGATAGGCGTCCTTCGGCAGCGTGACCGGCGCATTTACCGCAGTTGTTCGCGTGCGTCCGGTCGACGAGGTTGCCAGCCCGGAGAAAAAGAACGCGGCATTCTGCGGGACGGCAGACGAATCGACGCCATCGGCATAGAGGAAGCCGATGTCCGCCGTGGTCGACGCGGCAAAGGCATCGGAAACGATAGCAACGGCGTCATCCAGAACAGTGCCGGCCGGAAGGATGGCGAGGCGCGCCACATCATTGATCTGGACCGCGGTCGCCAAGTCGGACTGGTTGGCGGCGACGCCGGAGGCATTGGTGGCGAAATTCCCGCGAATGACGGACTTGTTTCCGGACGGGCCGGAATACTGAAGGGCCTTCATGCCATTTGAGGTTAGGGTGGTCATGGTGTTTCTTCTCCTTGAAGATCAGAAGAGGCCGGGGGGTTCCCGGCCTGCTTGTGGTTAGGCGATCGCCACGGCGGTATCGATGGCCATCACGCCGAAGTCGGTGTATTGCTTCGCGGCGCCGCCGTGATCGACAAGGAACTGAATCTTGGACGTTCCGCCGATCATGCCGAGCAGGATTTCCAGCTTGTCCCCGTGATCCAGTTCCTTCTCCGAGATGAAATAGGATCCACCAGACTGGCGGAACTTGCCGTAAGCCTGGGCCAGCGCCTGGCCGCCAAGCAGCAGAGCGCGGTCAACGGCGTAACCGGTGCCGAATGCGGCCGGAACCAGATCAGTCGACGTTTCCGTGTTCGACGTGGTAGAGGCGCACCACCGCAGGCTGTTTCCGGAATAGAAGCGGATCGGCTTCGGCATCTTGACGATCAGGATGCCGTTCCAGATACCGGCCTCGCCCATGAACAGGGGGTTCTGCTTGGCCATCTGCGCGCGGGCCATCGCATTCGCTTGCCAGGTGCGGAAGTTGGTAGAACGTACCAGCGACGTGTATTGCTCGGACGAGCAGAGCAGCACGCGCAGAGGTGCGTCACTGGCCATCAAATCGCCCTCGAACTTCACTGGCGGCGCCGGCAGCGGCATCGAATCCAGCTTGGTGCGCAGCGCATCGACCAGATCGATGTTCATAACATCGGTCGTGGCGATGGTGATCTCGTTTCCGGATGCGGCAATCGGCTCGATGCCGCTGCCGGTCGACATGAAGTGCCGGTTGCGCGTCGGAGCCTTGACAGTGTTCACCACGATGTCGGAGAAGTCGGGGTCGGACGCCAACGGCACGGCCCACTCGATGTCATCGGCGAAGCCACGGGCACCTGCCAGATGGACCAGACTCAATTGGTCCTCGAGGCGGCTCATGTAGTCGTGGCCGAGCGACTGCGCCAAAGCGCGCAGTTGGTGCGGCGTGCGCTGCTGGGTCATCTTGCCGCCAGCGCTGATCGGCTTGCGCGTCTGGTTGATACGCAGGCTGTCTTGCGAGAAGTCCATGCGGTCGCCCTTGCCTTCGGCGTACCGTTCTCCCATGATCGGCTTGCCGCCGATCAGGTTGATGAGGTCGAAGGTCACTTCGTCGCCGGCCATCTGGGTCAGTGCTTGACAGCGGACGATGGGCAACTGATTGCCGGACTGGCGGCGCAGCGTCGACTCGGCGTCGGACTGTTGCGGAAGTTTGCCGGCCAGGCTGTTGAGGCGGCTGATTCGCTGCTGCGAAAGGGCGAACAGGCCGGCGGATTGAACACGGACAGCTTGCGGACTGCCGTAGGGGATGACTGTTTCAGCCATGATGTTTCTCCTGAAGGTGGAATGCGCGGCTCACGCCGGGCGTAAAACGGTTGCGCTTAAAGAACCCTGTTCATCAGCCTCATGATCTCTTCCGGGGTTTTCGACTCCATCGACCGCGAAAGCTGATTGATGTCCATTTCCCGAATCGCCTCGCCCTCGTCGTGGTGCGCCCGCGCGCCCGCCGGAACCTGGGAAAGACTGGTCGGAGCCTTGGTCTTGGCTTTGGAAATTGCCTCGGCGGCCTTGCTGGCGGCATCAGCATTGGGTTGCCTGGTCTGCTTGGTCTCGAACAGCGGGGCAATCTCGCCGACCGCCTTCTCGATGGCGTCGCCAAAGGACATGCCTTCGGCCACGAACTTGTCGCGCTGGAGAACGACAAGATCAATCGCCTTCTGGTTGGTATCTGCTCCTTGAGGGTTCAGGAACGGGTACTGTTCGACCAGCGCCTCGACGCGCTTCCCGACATCGGCAACGGCACGTTCCTGCGCCATCTGCTGACGTTGGGCGGCTTGCGCTTCGGCAAGCTTCAGGTCCATGCGCGCATTGGCAATCTCCCGTAGCTGCTTGCGCAACTCGTTGCGATCGATCTCGCCCTCGTCGAACGCCGTTTCAATGGCGTCCTCGCGGCTATCGAGGTCGGCCAGGCGATCCGCCAGACTCACCGGAAAAGATTCCGGGTCGGTTGCCGGTTGCTCGGCCTTGCTTGCCTTCAGTTCGAGAAGTTCCTGCTCAAGTTGCTGCGCACGCGCCCTCGCCGACTCCAGTTCCGAGAACGGAATGGTGTGTTGGCCGTCCTTGGCCAGAATCACAGGGTCTGGGTCGGCTTCTGCTGCGGGCTTGTCGGGATCATCGGCGGGCGTATCGATGCTTTCCTCGGCCGGCTCTGCCGCCTCGGTATCGCCCTCAAGCGTTTCACCCGCAAACAGGCGGGCCTGCTCGTCCTCGCTCAACGCCTCGAATGCTTCAGCGTCGTTCAGGTAAGACTCCATGTTGCGACCAGACATATTGCGCTCCATCTTCGGGAATGGCGTCGTCCTCTCGGCGGGCCATGCCGATCACTTGTCGCCGTGACGCGGTAGTGAGCGGTTAAAACATGCTTCGCCTCGCGGAGAAGCTCCAGCTACGGGAATACCCCGCTTCACAGCGGGAAACTGCGTTGCAGTCATAGGCTACATCGCCCACTAGCATTTTTATCCACCCTCGATCCCGGTATTGACGCCGACATCCGGGTTGGCCGGCATGGTCGGATTGGCCGGGAACTGCGGTGATGTGTTGTGGCGCCGACCAAGCAACTCGCGCGCACCGGCCGTCGTCTGACCGTCAACCGCATCGCCCTGTTCCGGCGTCAATTCGGCCGGCCTTCCCGACTGTGCCGGCATGGCGCCGCCCACGGGCGCGGCGCTTGGCACGATCGGCGCGGCGTCGTGGTCCTTGTATCCTCCAGATTTGAGCAGCGTATCGGCCAGTGGCGCCGTCTGCGGAATTGCCGTGATCGTCTGCGCCGTCTGGATGGCACCGAATTGCGCCTCGATGGCCTTGTTGACCGACTCGCTTATGGTCTTCTGCACTTGTGCGTCGATCAGAGGCTGCTTCTGCTCCAGTTCTCGCATCCTGATTTCCGTCTGCGCCTTGGTCAGCGCCTCCTGTACCGCCTGCTGGATGCGTTGCTCGATCTCCGCCTCGCTCGGCGTTGTGCCAAGCTGCTTGATGGCCTCGATCATTTCCTGCCGATTCGGCACGTCCATCAGCGCAAACAGATGCGGCATCATCACACGCTGGTATTCCGGAGGCGCCGACTTGAATGCTTCGCTCATGGCCGCCAGTTGCTGCGTCCTGAAACTCGGCGTGCTCGGAACATCGGACAGCGCGACCTTGAGCCGAGTGCGCTGCACGTCGTTGTCCAGATAGGAAATCCCGTCTTCGTCCAGCATCGGCACATTCAAGGCAATCGTCTTGTCGTCCTTGATGCCGCCTCCGTCGATGAAAACACTCTGCTGCGCGCTTCCCATATCCTCAATGATGAGCGACAGCAGCAGGTCGCCGACATTCATCCGCGATTCCTTGAAGTTGTCGTTGATGTCGGCCAGGTTCTGGTTCGATTGCTCGACAAGCCCTGCCTGCATTACGCCAGACTGCGACTGCGCGCCTTGGCCCATGAACGCATCACTGACACCGGCGACACGCTTGATCGCCTCGCGCGCATCCACCAGCCGGTCGTATTGCTGGCGGTTCAACTCGAAGTCGCGCTCGACCTTGAATACTCCGCCTGAGCGCATGGCCTCCGCACTCAGCACGATGTCAGCATCCGGCCGGCCGATTTCCTCGCGGAAAGCATCGTCGTCATCCAGAACGGCGCCATCGGTGCGCGTCGTGCGCACCGCGCCCAGACCCCATTGCATCTTTGCGATACGCGCGTTGACCTCGTCCTGCAGGTAAATCATGCCGCGCACCAGGCCGAACGGACATCCCGTGCGGTCCTCGCGCTTGCCCCAAAACGGCACATACGGGAATTTGTGGTGCTTGTACGGCGACGGCTGATCCGAAAGCCGGTGTGGCCCCATGAACCACGCCAGACGCACCCTGCCGATCACCGCATAGATGACGTCGACCATGCCGGACGCAGCCGCTTCGACGTGCAGTGGATTGTCATCGTCGTATTCGACCACACGACCATCTGGCGTGGTGATGACCAGCACGCGCTGCCAGTCCCTGTACCAGACCTCGAACAAGCAGACGCGGCTATTGAACGTGTCGCGCCACTCCTGCTCCTCAATCGACCACCCGCGCTCATTGTCCTGCGCCGTCGCCAGGCCCGTGGAAATTCCGCCGTCCGTGCTGAACATGCCCGGATTGATGCCGTGCCACCCAGACCCGGCATGCTCAATGATGTCCGCTGCATCTGGAAACAACAGTTTCGCCTGCTTGCGCGGCATCCATTTGCGCCGGATCAGATAGCGGGCGTCGCTCATGTCGGGATTGGCAAGCCAATCGAACCAGATTTCATTCCGATGCACGGCGCGCGCCAGGTACTTGTATTTGAACGGGTCTTGCTCGCGTGCCACTTCGACCCAGCCCAGCCCAACCTTGACTTGCGAAGCGTAGGCTTCCGAGCAGGCGGCATCGGCCTTGGAATGCCGCTCGGCCTGATTGAGCCGGAAGTTCAGCGCCTCTGACACGTCGTCTTGCGCCTTGTCTGAGTCTGGAATTACGCGCCAATCGGTTCGCGTCTTCGCCTCCATGCCGGTAATGGCGTCCATTGTCGGGCCGATCAACGGCTCGATGGCTGGCGGCAGTCCGCGCTCGCGCGCCCGGCGCATGACCTCGCTATCCAACTGGTTACCGTCGCAGTAGTCGGCCTCTTTGTCGGCTTTAGAGCGCCACGGCGGTTGCTCCTGCAGCTCCTGCATCCATTGGGTGAAGGTCAGCAGGTCGAGTCCTGCGTGTTCGTCCGATTCAAATTGCTGTCCTGCCATCGCGGCGGTCATGAGATCCATGTTTATTCCCTTACACGCGCCACGATGGCGCCTCTCTGCGTGCGACCTGTCGCCGATTGCTGCCAGGCGCCGGAATTCCCGATACGAAGGTCATGGCCACTGCATCGCCCTTGTCAGGGCTGCGACCAATCGCCTCGCGTATCTCATCTTTTTCGCGTATCTGGATTCCGGCATTGCTGCCCATCTGCACCACCTTGTAGCGCACGGCCGTCAGGTCTGTCAGCAATTCGGAATCCGGCGGAAGCGCAATCGGCTCTTCCGCAGTCGGGTCAAGCGCCTCACGCAGACGCCAGTACATTTCGGCACGCTTGTTTTTGAACCGTAGGTTTCCGGCTACCGTGTATCCTTGGCTAGCCTCGGACCCGACAACCGGAAGAACAAGCAGGTTCAGCCCCTTGATGAAGTCCAGTGCGCTTGATCCTATGCCGATAGCATCAACGCACACGCAAGCGCCGTTTCTGATCAGTGGCGCGACAAATCCAGCGGCTTTCGGCCCGTCATCTGTCACTTGCCCAGGAACACTCAGCACTTCGTCAAACCACTGCCCGTGCCGGCGCGCGGCCGATGTCTTATCCTGACCTCCGCGCGACACGTCCAATCCAAGCGCCGTCATTTGCCCCTTGACATCACGCGGCCTCCATCGCGCTTGCGCAGCCTTAACCCAGTCGGTGGGTATCAACTGCCAAACGTGGTCGGCACGCCCGGCCGTGAAGTCGCCGCGCAGCATCTGCGAGCGCAGCGGCTCTGGCAGCGATTGTAGCGTCGCCTTGTATCCAGTCGTTTGAAGAAACAGGTTGTCATCCACGCTCGAGCGAATGAACGTCCGGCTCTTCGGCGTCATCATCTCGTTGTCAACCGCAACCTGTTCCGGCCCCGGCACTTCCATGTCCCTGCCGTTCTCGTCGGTAACGAACCAGCGCAACTCGCCGTCCTTGGCCGGGTTCGGATGCTGCGGATCAATCCAGGGCGCCCAAAACCGCACGACCCATTCGCCTTCCGCATCTGTCGGCGGGTTCCCGGAACATACCACGCGCTGACGGACGGTAGGATCATCGGTGCGCATCCAGCCGATCAGCGAGCGGAACTGCAGTTCGGTGAAGTGGCAAATCTCGTCGAACAACTTGGCGTCGTGCGCCCGGCCCTGATATTTCATCCAGTCGCCCGGCTCCTTGACGCTGCCCAATTCAAGCACGCGCCCGGCCGGCAGGCGCCACACACCCGTCTGGCTGTTGTAGCCGTCGCGCGACCCGAGAATCGTAGTCATTCGTTCTTCAAGACCGACCAATTGCACGGCCTGACGGCGAAACAAAATGCTGTGCTTTTGAGCGGTCAGCGCCAGCCCGAGCAACAGGTCAGACTTGCCGCCGCCGGCCTGGCCGCCGTAGAACAGGATGTCAGCCTCGGACTCAAGCGCGCGCATCTGCGGCCCTACCTGCGGCAACCACAGCGGCAATCCTTGCGTCAGCAGCTTGTCGAGTTCGGCCTGTTCCTCTGGGGAAAGCCGCTTTGTTAGCTCGACCAACTCTGACGGACTCATGCCAATCACAAAACAGCCCTCGCCAGTAGGTTCGCAATGCGACTTGCGCGCTGCGCATCGGTCAGCTTTGGCAGGTCATCGTCGCCAGTAGTGTTAGGCTTGTCATCGATGCGGAGCACCTTGCGTTGCAACTCGACCAGTACCCGTAGCGCATCGGCCAACAGCTTCGCGTTCTTGACGCGCTGCGGCAGGTCAATTGCTGCCAGGTACATATCATTCAGCTTGTCTTCGCCAAAGCTGTTTTCCTTTCGCATCATCTCGCCGACACGACGAAATTCTTCCGTGTAGTCGCCCTCAACCTCGATCTGACTCCACAGGGACGTAACGACGCCCATGGCGCGCTTGACGTCAGTGCGCTGATTGAGCACGGTATCGGCCAGCATCCGTGCATTTGACTCGACAATTTGCGCATCGGAAGCGGAAGACGCATTGCGAACTTCCTTGCGTAACTCTTCTTTGCGTAGTAGCGCTTCCGTCTTCGCGGCGATCCTCGCAGATAGGTCGCGCTCCCATCCGCGTTCTTTAGCTTTACTGCGAATGGCACCTTCCGTGCATCCGAATTGCGCGGCGATGTGGCGCAGCGAGCGAATGCCTGCCCGATACTCAGGTTCAACAGCTTCCCAATCGATCGACCTTCTTTCGCCCATGCTGCCAACTATCCACCAAACGCCAGTATTTTCAATGGTCCACTAGCATTTCGGACAGATCAGAAAGCTCCGTGTTGTCATGCCGTGGACAGGTTATACGGCGGAAATGCCGTCTACTTCTAGTTATGCACCACGAAACCAGCGCATCAGTCTGCCGATGATGGTTTTGCTTCTTTGTGCGTCTCGCTCAGTTTTCAGCTTTTGCTGGTAATCAATCGCCTCAATCGCCTCCGTCATGCTTACCGGAATTCCCATTCGTATTTTTTCGCTTACAGCTTCAAGTCGTTCGTCCATCGCTCACTCCTTCGTTTGTTGCATAACTGTGCCTTCAACCGGACGCGGAATAAGCAGCGTCCTCCGTAGTTACTGCTTCTCGCCGCGCTCGGTTAAGGCGGCGTTGTGCGTCAAAGCAGCGCTTCCTGCACCGCCGCCGGTTGGCTCTGCGGCAGCAATTGGCCCTGCGCCTGTGCGGCTGCGATCCGCTTGCACGCAATGTCAAAGT